AGACATACTAAATTTACCAAATGTAAAAGAAGCATTCGCTAAAGTGGATGCCAAAGAAAAGTCTCGAGAAGACAAAGACAAACCCTCTATACCCAAGAATGTGGATCCCAAGACAGCCAAAGCGTTGGAAAAAACTTACCAAGAGTTTGACAAGATAGCAGCATCTCTGCCACAGGTCAAGGGCTTAGGAGATTTGAGTGACCTAGAGTTGGACAAACTGGCCATGGAAGCAGAAGAGAGCTATAAGAATCTCATGGACCTTGGCATGAACGTGGACAGTAGATATTCTGGACGTATTTTTGAAGTTGCTAGCTCCATGTTGCGCAATGCTATAGATGCAAAATCACAAAAAATCGATAAGAAGCTGAAAATGGTAGAATTACAGCTGAAAAAGCTCAAGATAGATAAGAGCGGAAATGATGACATAAATGAACCAGTCGAAAGCGAGGGCATGATCATCAGTGACCGTAATGAGTTAATGAAGAAACTGCTTAAAAAAGACTAAATATTACATTATGTCAAATTTTAAACAATATCTATTAGAGTCAACTAAGGAATACAGCTATAAAGTAAAGGTAGTTGGTGATCTAAGCGAGGATTTTGGCAAAAAATTAGAATCAGCATTGGCCAAGTACGAAGTAAAAAGTCTATCTAAGGGAAAAAAAACGCCAATACAAAATACCCCATTGGACTTCCCAGGAATTAAAAATGAAGCAGTCACTATATTTGAATTAGTCACTATGTACCCGGCATCTGTGTTTGAAATGGAAGCATTGATTACCGACAGCATGAGATTGCACGCCAATCAAGTGGTTGTGAGGACCCCGAATGATCCCACCGAACAATATCAAGCGGACATGAACGTTAAAATAACATCTGAATTCAAAAGCGTATTACAAGATGTGGAGTACAAAGATGCTCCAAAGATCAAAGCGGACGAGGTGTACGGAGACAAGGCAAACCAGAGCTTACTCAAAGAATTATTGAAAGCAAGAAAAGAAATAGAATTCGCTGCCAAGCCAAAAGTGGAGCAAGAAGTGACGAAGAATGAAGGTGACAAGAAAAATACTGGTTCACCAATACAGGCCGCGCACAAAGGTCCAGTAAAAGGCAATCCGGATCCAGCAGGAAAATAATTTTATGGAAATGATCGACATACTATCTAAACTGAAACAGATTCAAGAGAATAATCCAAACGCCGAAGTTGGTGACGCAATCAAGAGCGTGGAGGCAACCAACGGTGTTGAAAAGAATGAAGGCGAAATGGGCGAAACCATGACACGCCAACATTTCCAATATGTGGCTGACATGTTAAAAAACATTGAAGATGTCACCAAACGAGGTGAGTATGCTCAACATCATTCAGCAATATTCCAACATTTTAATCCAAATTTTGATCATGAAAAATTCATGCAGGCAGCGGGGGTTTACACAGTGAGCAAGGGTGAAAACACACAAGCACCGGTAGGGAACGAAGATGCAACCAACACAAAAGAACTAGAATCACAATTAGAAAAACTAAAACAGAAATACAACGCTCAAATGGCCAATGCCTATGCAGGCAATCCTGATGATACTGAAGAGGAGATGGCAAAGATAGAAAAGCAACTGGGCATAACACACGAGGGAAAGAAAATGAAAAAAGATAAAATGAGTGAGTCAATAATGATTGCCACAGATTCACCAGAAGAGGCATCCATGATGATGCAAATATTAAAATTGGCAGGAGTTACACCGGTCAGCCAGAACATGATCAATCAACCAGCCGCGGAAGTTCCTGCGGACGCACAAGCGGACGAAACATATTCCAACACACCAGATCCAAAGGTCAGCAACATCAAAGCAGTGTTGCCATCGGGTGATGACCTGCACAAGGCCAAGGGCGCATACATCAAGGCAGCCGGTGGAGACAATCCAATGGCAATCAAGATGGGCGAATCTGAGATCACTGAAGAACAATTATCAAACAGTCTAAGATCTCAGTATGAGAGTTTCAAACAGACATATCAAGAAGCTGCCAAAGCAAAACCAGATTTCTTAGATGTGGACAAAGATGGTAATAAAGCAGAGCCTATGAAGCAGGCTATCAAAGACAAAGAAGGTAAATAATATATATGGCATCATTATCAAGAGTATCAGGAAACGACACAGCAGTAGGAACAATATATGCTGTCAATGTTAACCTTTTTTTATTAACAGTAAAAAAATTAGACACAGTTGCAGTGGATCTAAGGAATGAAGATTCTTCAATAGATTTAACTGTGGAACAAATAGTAAAAGAACTTAATCCTCTGGCTTATTTTGTTACTAATAGCTCTGCAGGTACAATTCATTTAGTAATGGATAAAAATGCCACTGCTGATGACATACAATTAAGAGTTAGAAGAATTGCAACATCTAACATCGATGGATCTACTGTTGGTTCAAATTTTATTGATATTGGTGGATCTACTGTGGTAGCAGCGACATCATTTACCGTAGCTTAATTTTACCAAATACCCATTATCTATATAGTAGTAGTGTGTTATTTTACACTTAAATAATAGCCATGGCATATATATCATTAGATTCGGAGCAGGTCAAAAAAGCTCATAAGAAACACAAATATACCACCGAGCAGGTATTAAAGCTCGAGCAGTGCATGGACCCCAAGACCGGTCCTTTGTACTTCATGAAAGAATTCATGAGGATACAGCATCCTACCAAGGGCGAGATGCGTTTCAGTCCCTATCCATATCAGGAGAGATTGATCGAGAGTTACAACAGCCACAGATTCAGCATTGCCATGCTGCCACGACAAACAGGCAAGACCACTTGTGCGTCTGGCTATCTGCTATGGTACGCCATGTTCAAACCTGACTCACAGATACTGATCGCGGCACACAAATACCAAGGAGCATCAGACATCATGTCAAGGGTGAGATATGCCTATGAGATGTTGCCTGCGTGGATCAAGGCAGGTGTCACACAGTATAACAGGAACTCTATAGAATTTGACAATGGATCCAAGATAATGGCAACCACTACCACAGAAAACACAGGTAGGGGTATGTCTCTTTCTCTGATATATTGCGATGAGTTCGCATTCGTGCAACCGCCGGAGAAGGCCAAGGAATTCTGGACATCACTGTCACCAACACTTTCGACTGGTGGTAAGTGTTTGATCACTTCAACCCCTAACTCGGACGAGGATCAATTCGCTTTGATTTGGAAAGAGGCCTGCAAAAGATTTGACGACTACGGGGTGGACAAAATTGTGGGCACCAATGGCTTCTATGCCATGAGGGCACACTGGTCGGAACATCCAGACAGAGATCAGGCCTGGGCTGACCAAGAGAAAAGTAGGATAGGCGAGGAGAGATTCCGTCGAGAGCATGAGTGCGAATTCTTGATCTTTGACGAGACCCTGATCTCCAGCATAAAATTAGTGGAGTTAGAAGGCAAGGATCCTATATTGAATATGGGGCAGGTGCGTTGGTGGAAGACCCCCACGCCAGGCAATGCCTACATGGTGTCTCTAGATCCCAGCCTGGGCACAGGTGGAGACTACTCCGCCATTGAGATATTTGAGCTACCTAGTTTTGAACAGATAGGAGAATGGCACCACAACACCACACCGGCCAATCAACAGGTCAGGATACTGCAGGCCTGCACCAAACATATCTACGATTCTATAGTTGAAAAAAATCCCACAGAGACTCCTGCAATATACTACAGCATGGAGAACAATACGTTGGGTGAAGCGGCACTGTTGAGGGTAATGGACATAGGAGAAGAGAACATACATGGTCAATTCATTAGTGAGCCTATAAGGAAAGGACATCGTAGAAAATTTAGGAGGGGCTTCAACACAACTGCCAAACACAAGATAGCGGCATGTGCTAAATTTAAAGAATTAGTAGAAACAGGCAAGATGAAAATCAACAGCAAACCACTAATATCAGAGCTTAAAGACTTCGTGGCATCTGGGGTTTCATACAAGGGAAAACCGGGGCAGCACGATGACCTTGTGAGTGCCTGTCTATTGATGACTCGTATGATGCAGGTTTTGGCCACATTTGACCCTAAAATATTTGAAAGATGGACCGATAGAACTACAGAATGGACTGCCCCAATGCCTGTATTTGCTAGCCTAGGTTCTTAATAAATACAGTATGATTAAGCCCAAAACATCACAGGATCTATTCAACAAGATACGCAGCAAATTTTCAAACATTCAATTAGGGGACAGCGAGGGCAACGTCACTGCTGACCCAAAATCAGCGGTATTTTTTGATTTTGAATTTAGCGAGAATTCCGACAATTTTGGTAGAGTGAGCATAAGTTTAGCCGACGGCAACCACATGAAAGTTTTCTATAACAGAGGATTGGTTGAAAAGATAGATGACGAGGCCAGAGCAAACTGGTATGGTTTCCTTAAAGAACTTAAAGATTTTGCAGTGCAGCACCAAGTGACATTTGACGTTAGAGACATCACAAAAAACAGCCTTACACAGCAGGATTTTAAGAATCTTGCAGATGTGAATCAAACGGTAAATACAGAAGATAATATGTCAGAAGAACTTAACAGATTAACAAAATTAGCAGGTATGACAGTAGCAGAAAGTCTTACGGGCACTGCTAAGTCTTCATATGAAAATCTAGATAAAACTAGACTTATTATTAGACACGCACAGGCAGTGGACGAAAACGTGCCTGGCTCAAGAAGTAGACAAATTAATAGTCTTTACATAGAAAACGAACAGGGCGAAAGATTCAAATATCCAATGAAACATTTGGCAGGTGCAAGAGCAATGGCCCGACACGTTGCTAATAGTGGCGTGCCACACGATGATTTCGGCAAGCACATTATCAAGATGAGCGAACAGATAGCTCAGCTCAATAGTTTTTCTAGATATGCTACTAATAAAGATCAGTTAAACAATTCGGCAGGTGAAATTATAGAGAAGAGTAAATTAAAATTAGAAAACATGAGAACATATGTGAAAAATCTAAGCAAGCAAGCGCACTACATGAAAGCCAAAGAAAGTTTTCAACCTACCACTATCGCTGAATTAGATGATGCCACGAGAAACAGCCTAAGAGAAAAATTCACGTTGAAGCATCTCGACGACAAGGTAGAATCAGCACTGCCATTGATACATTCGATCATGAAAGAATATGATGACAAAGATGGAGAGATGAGCGCACCGGTTGATCATTCCGCAATGGTACAATCATTCCTTGCTAATCCACAAAAGAAATTAGTTTTAAGAGCGGATCCAACCGCTGATAAAATGCTTAAGATAACAAAATTCACAAATAAGAATACCATGCTAAGTTCTATCTTATCAGATATTGCTTCCAGAATGCTCACGAGAAATGACGAAGAAGATAGAATAGCTAACTTTGCAAGCCAGGTTGCTGATGATATGGGCAATGAAGGTGCACCATTTTTTAAACCAGATGAAAATTATACCAAAAATAAAAAGATTGCAATACAACTGGCAAAAAGATATATCGATGACTACAAGAAGATGCAACAAGATCCAAACTATGCAGATGAAATCAGACAAGATCCAGGAAAATTTGCTCCTAAGAAAGATAGACAGGGCAAGACAAAAGAAGATATCGCACAGCCTTTTGAAAATTGGGCGAACAGAGTAGAAGCCAGGGTCAACGAAGGCATTAGCTCGCTGCCGGATGAGGACCATGCAGGAGAGAAGTTTAGTAAAATAAAAGATTTAATGAGCAAGCACTTTCCAGTGGGCAACGAAGCAGTCAACTCTGTGTCAACGCTCCAGGCTCTTGGATTTGGTGATGATGAGCTATTCGACCAGTTGGGAGATTTAGCAGATCAAGAAGGACCAGATGCCTGCGCAAGACAAACAGTGAGAGATTATGTTTTAAAAATGCTTTCAATGCCAGCAGCAAACAATTATTACAGCCCCGAAGAGCTCAGCGCACTGACCAACGCAGTGACAGCGAATGAAAAAGATTTTATGAAGAGCCAGCAACCAGCAATGGCGGGACAAGAATCAGTAGCGGAAGCGTCTAGCGAATCTATCATGATTGATGGCAAACAAGTGGACCTAAAAACCGTGGAATACGAAATGCAAGATACCGGTGATAATATATTCGACCTGCAGGATGCTCGATTCACAGATGGCGCAGAATTAACAGATGACCAAATGGAAAAATTAATGGTTGATGCAGATTTTAATGAGTGGGTGCAACAAGATTACGTACAAAGAGGAATAGAATCAGTACAGGAAGCACCGGACAGCATAGATGCTCAGTATAGATTTCGTGATTGGTTAAAAAACACCCACAACAAACAAGTGCACCAACTGACACCACAGGAATACGCAGTCATTTCAAAACAATACAGAGACGAAGAAGATACGCAAGGCACCAAGACCGAAGGCAACGAGTTTGCCCAGGCAGTGCAAAAAGCCAAGGCAGCTGGCATGAAAGCAGGCGACAAGTTTAAAGTGGCTGACAAAGAATATACACTTAAAGACGCCATAGAACTAGCAGGCATGCAATTGGAAGATTTTGATTTCACCCCAGAGAGCGTGGGCGGTGGACCAACTATCCGACAGATGAGTGATCTTGAATTGGCCAACTTCCTACACACATCAGTGGCAGAAGTTAAAAAAGACAGAGAAGCTGCGGAAGAGGCAGCAATGGAAATCAATCAAAAATACAGCGAAGATAAGCCGGTAAAAGAAGACGAACTAGCAGCCATCAAAAGATTATCCGGTATATAATACCAAACTTTCCCATAGACAAAAGATAAATAAGTGTGTATATTATACTTTATGTCTGATATACATTAGGCAAACATAAAACAAACATAGGCACAATAGGAGGCTTACATTATGGCAACACTAGCAGAAATAAGAGCGAGGTTAAAATCTCAAGAAGTTAATCGCTCAACTTCATCAACAGGCGGCGACAACGCCATCTACCCACACTGGAACATACAGGAAAATCAAGAAGCAGTAGTTCGATTCTTGCCTGACAAGGACACGAACAACACTTTCTTTTGGACAGAGAGAGCAATGATTAAATTGCCTTTCGCTGGAGTCAAAGGACAGGCTGATTCAAGACCAGTGCAGGTGCAAGTTCCATGCATGGAGATGTATGGAGAAACTTGTCCAGTGCTCACGGAAGTGAGACCTTGGTTCAAGGACAAATCAATGGAGGACATGGGCAGAAAATATTGGAAGAAGAAAAGTTACATATTCCAAGGTTTTGTGTTACAGAATCCTTTAGCTGATGACAAAACATCTGAGAATCCGATCAGAAGATTTATCATCGGGCCACAAATTTTCAACATAATCAGATCGGCATTGCTGGATCCAGAGATGGAAGAGCTTCCAACTGATGCTGTGAGAGGTGTGGATTTTAGGATAACCAAAACATCCAAAGGCGGATACGCTGATTACTCAACTTCGAAATGGAGCAGAAGAGAAAGAGCTCTAGACGAAGCTGAGAGAGCAGCCATTGACAAGTTTGGATTGTACACTCTTTCGGACTTCAGACCTAAGAAGCCCACAGACGCAGAAGTGAAAATAATCAAGGAATTATTTGAAAAATCTGTAGAGGGTGAAGCATATGATCTTGAAAAGTATGGTCAATATTATAGACCAGCGGGAGTATCTGCTCCAGCAAACGTATCATCAGCGAACGGATCAGCAAACGGGTCAGCGACAGCAACAGTGGCAATAAAAGAAGACATTGTTACCAAAACTGAACCGGTACAAGTATCTACTGCCTCGGCAGCACCTCAGCCAAGTACTGACAGTGCTAAGAGAGCGGAAGACATATTGAAACTGATTAGATCAAGACAAAGCAAATAATAACACTAATTTTTCCCTTTTGGCTCCAGGATTGACACTGGAGCCAATTAGTGTTAATATATAGACATAGGATTAAAAAAAATGACAAAAGTATTCGACGCAACAAAATTTAGAAAAAGTATCACTAAATCAATCCAAGGGTTAGGCTTAGGATTCAATGATCCCACCGACTGGATCTCTACAGGCAACTACGCATTAAACTATTTGATATCTGGAGATTTTAATAGAGGTATTCCACTAGGCAAAGTATCTGTGCTGGCAGGAGAATCAGGCGCAGGCAAGTCTTACATAGCATCAGGCAACATAATCAAGAATGCACAGGAACAAGGCATTTATGTTATCTTGATTGATTCTGAGAATGCTCTAGATGAAAAATGGCTTAAAGCACTGGGTGTGGACACAGATGAGAAGAAATTATTAAAATTAAGTCTTTCCATGGTGGATGATGTTGCTAA